CGCCGAACACAAGGCGGTGCTTAACTACCGACAGACTATTTATAACTGGGTGCAGCGGCATACCTATGACTGGGCGGGATCGCAACGCCTACTACCCGTCGTGAACCTTGCACGGTTTCACCAAGAATACCGTGAGCACGAGAAGAAGTTTATGGAGTTGGTGGACAACTTCTTGGACAAGTACCCGACCATCGTGAGTAACATGGCGTTTGTGCAGGGCGATATGTTCGACCGGACGGAGTATCCCGACGCGGCGGAGTTACGACATAGGTTTTCGGTGGACTTAATCCAGAGCGAGGTGCCGACGGGTGACTTCCGCTGTGCCATATCCCAAGACTTGCTGAACGACATGAGTTTGCACTACGAGAAGCAAGCCAAGCGCATGGTCGAGGATATCTTGTCCAAGCAGTCTGAGCAGTTGGTCGATGTGATGGAGTCGATCAGTTACTGCTGCGAGACTGAGACTACTATGGATGAGAACGGCGAGGTCAAGGTGCGTAAGCGCAGACTCTATGACTCTACGTTGGAGCGAGCACGCGAGTTGTGCGAGACGTTTCGGGACTTTAACTTGGTCGCTGACCCCAAACTTGAGCAAGCCCGTGCTGCACTGGCGAAAGCATTGGACGGTTTGACGATTGATGAACTGCGGAACTCAGACACTAAGCGTGTCGTAGTTAAAGAATCTATTGATGACATCTTGAAGACGTTCGGGGCGACTGTATGAGTCCGTTGGAGAGACAGTTAATTATGACGTTAGCGGAGACGTTGGCGCTAATTGACACGCGAAATTTATCTCCAGAGCAGGAACTTATATATGTTCATGCGGTCGAAATACTGACCGATGCGATGGATAACTGTAGTGACTGTGTAAACTTTTAACTAAGAGGTAATGACTGTGGGTAACAAGACTATTAACTTCAATACGCCTGTCGAACTAGGCGATGTGCCGAATCTGATCGCAACGATTGGGCATCACCGGACTATCTTGCTGCGTGGCGAGCCGGGTATCGGCAAGTCATCGGTGCTCAAGCATCTTGAGACGGTCATGGGCAAGGACTATGACTATATCTACGTAGACTGCCCGGTGATGGATGTGTCTGACATCGTGATGCGGATACCGAATCATACGACCAAGACTTTGGAATCGTACGTGTCTGAACTGTTCAAGATGGACAGCCCCAAGCCGAAGGTCATCATGCTCGACGAGATGAGCAAGGCGAACAAGTTGCTTCAGGTTATCATCACTCGTTTGACTCTGGAGCGATCAGTCGGTGACTCGAAACTGCCTGCGGATTCTATCGTGTTCATCACGGGTAATAATTCATCTGATGGTGTCGGCGATACCCTGTCGGCGCACGTGCTGAACCGCCTGTGTGTGATCAATGTACGCAAGCCCGATGCTAAGCGGTGGGGTGTTTGGGCGACGGATAATAATATTTCCCGCATTGTCCGTGCTTGGGTGGCGATGAACCCGTCATGTCTTGCGTCTTATCTTGACGGTGGGCAGGAGCAGAACCCGTTTATATTCGACCCGGCCAAGCCCATTACATCGTTCGTCACGCCAAGATCATTGGTCGGTGCTAGCGAGGTGGCTAATAACGCCAACAAACTAGGCCAGTACGTGACACAGGCGGCCATGGCAGGTCTTTGTGGCGGGGCGTTTGCCGAATCTATCGCAGCGTTCATGTCCATGGAGAAAGAATGGGTCAAGGTGCAGGACATTCTGGCTGATCCCGAGAACATTCAGATTCCAGAGCGTCCGGCGGTGCTGTTCCATGCCATGTTCAGTGCAGTGGATGTGATTGAGACGCAGGATGAACTGACTGCGTTTATGAAGTTTGTTGCGCGTATCAAGTCTGAAGAGGTTCAGAATTGTTTTTACTCCATGGCGTTTGAATCCAAGCGCACGGCACGACTGGCGCGTAACAACAACGAGATGCGTCAGTGGGGCATGAAGAACATTGAACTTCTGGTCTGATGGGTGGTCTAACTAGTAAGAGGTAACAGTATGAACGCAGTCATGCGCGAAGTAGATTTTGAGACTAGGCTCAAGAAGGCCAACGTCAAGTTGATCCGTCATCCAGAGACTTGTCTGTATGGCGGGGTGATCTTGATGGGTGAAACTTCTGTTGTGGACAACCCTGCCGACTGTCCTACGGCTTACACCGATGGGCTGAACAAACGGTATGGTCGTGCCTTCATGGAGAAACTCACTGACGAGGAGATCCGTGCGATTGTCTTGCATGAGACTTTACACGTGATGCTCAAGCATATTCCCCGTCACAAGGATTTGATGAAGGAGAATGCACGGCTTGCCAACATTGCCATGGACTACGTGGTGAATGACATCATCATGAACATCCAAGACAAGACTCTGTGCAAGTTGCCCAAGGATTGTTTCTACGACCCTATGTTCCACGAGTGGTCTGTCCGTAGGGTGTACGAGTATCTGAAGAAGGAGCAGGAGCAGGGTAAGGGTGGTGGTCGCCCCCAAGAATCGTTTGATGAACATGGAGAAGATCTTGTACAAGGCATGGAGCCGGACGATCTGGAGAAGATTACGCAGAAGGTTGATGAAGCAATCCATCAAGGCGGGACATTGGCAGGACGATTCGGTGCCAAGATTCCGCGTGTCATTAAAGATCTGATGCAGCCCGATATTGACTGGCGCGAGGTGTTACAAGACTTTTGGAATTCCCATGTACGTGGGGCCGATGAGTACACGTGGCGTAAGTTTAATAAGCGGCGCGTGGCTGATGATATCTATTTGCCAAGTGCGATCAACGAGACGATCGGTGAGGTGATACTGGCGATTGATACATCCGGCTCCATCGACAACACGGACATTGCCAAGGTCGCATCCCGCATCCAAGAACTGTGCGATACCCTGCCGCCCGAACGTATACGGATTCTTTGGTGGGACACCGAGGTGCATGGTGAGCAGGTCTTTGAGGGTAACTACTCAGAGATCGGACGTATGCTCAAGCCCATAGGCGGTGGCGGTACCCGTGCCAGATGTGTGAGTGAGTACATCGCTAAGAATAATCTTAACGCAGACTGCATGGTGGTGTTCACTGACGGGTACGTGGAAGATCCCGTGATATGGAATACAAACATCCCGGCTATCTGGATCATCAAGGAAGGTGGGCGCGAAGAGTTTGTGCCGCCAAGTGGGGGCAAGCGCGTGGTGATGAAAGCCTAAGCGTATCATTTGATACGGTGTTTCGGACTTATAAACAAGAGGTAATTGATCATGGCTAGAACCAGTAAGATTAAGTTTAACGTTGAAGATCTTTTCATAGAAGGGCAGCACGACGCTGTTACCAAGCAAAAGATCCTTGCCAGTAGTCTGTTTCCGATTGCCGCTACGATGTACAACACGGCAGAGAAGCAGTTGCGTATCGGTACGGTAATGTTTAACGGTGACGGATCGGTGAGTGCTTTGAACCTTGTCTCACCGCTTGGCATGAGTATCGCAAGACTGACCGCAACAGGTCAGCAGTTTACGGCGTATGCACCTTGGAGCAACCTTGACCGTAATCCTAGCAAGACTTTACTGTCGTCGATCAATCCCAAGTACGTGCAAGCCAAATTTAGACAAGGCTCATCGCATCCTAATTTCGGGCTGTTTGAGTCCGCCGTAAGAAACGCGCAGGATAAAATTAACTTTTTGGTACGAGAGTTCGCCGATGACTTTATAGACAATTTGAATGGTCGCAGGGTCAGTGGACGGCCAGAGATTAGTTCGCTTGATTCTGAGTTGACTACGCTGCTAGTTAGGGCGTACATGGGTGACATCTCGCTTATAGATATACCGTCTCAATGTAAGATGAGACTTGACTCTGTGATAAGGGACTACCAAGAGAGCACAAATAAATTCAAAGACTCTATCAAGAAGAGTTATGACTTCTTTGACGGTAACAAGTGGGTCTATATCACGGACATCAATGACGGTGTGGTACTGGGCGCGATCAGCCCCGAGCCTGTGCGTGCAGCACTGGATAAATATGTTACGGAGGGGCGTCTGCCTTACACCCGTGCTCACAGTCAGACTCCGTATCAGTACATCAAGCCAGAGGTAGAATTTAAATGGTACAAGTCGTTTGACTGTATTCCTGAACCGTTGAAGGGTGAGTTGGAATACTCTATTGCCATGCTCAAGGCACACCGAGCGACGGACGGTGATCATTTTACTGAGTGCGGCAATTATTTCTGGCCGGAGATGGGTGCGGCACGTTTTTGGGGTAATCCTCACTCTGCCAAGGTATTGCTGCTCCCGATGTGAGGTAATTATGTATGAGTCTATTAGACGTTAGTGCCTCACTGTATCCCATCAAAGACGGGTACTTGGAGAATCATTATGCGGTGTGGATGCACCGAGTGAGTTACTACGAGTTTGTTATATACGTGGGTAAAGATTACATAAGACGATTTACGCTCGACACTTTGCCTGAACTGATTAAAGAGAAACTTGTATTGATTCATTCTGTTGGGAACAACCGTCTTCAAGAGCCGCAGATGTCTGATGCTTTACGTGAAGTTGGCTGGCTTGTCGGTAATTCCATGTACCAAATTATTTTATCTGATGAATATCTGAAGGAACTATCTGGAGGAGCGGAACTTGACACCGGAAGGAAGAGTCAAAAAGAAAGTGAAGGAGGTGCTGAATGACCTTGGCGCTTACTACACGATGCCCATGGGAACTGGCTTCTCTTCTTCTGGGGCGCCGGATTTTATTATTTGTATCGCCGGGTTGTTTTATGGTATAGAGTGTAAGGCAAACGGTGGTAAGCCCACCGCGCTTCAGTTGAAGCATCACGACGACATTCGCAAAGCGGGTGGAGTCGCATTAGTAGTCGATGAAACAAACGTAGTAAATCTACGCAAGGAGTTATTAAATTATGTCGAAGAAAGCAAAAATCTTGTCCCTTCTAAAGTCGGGCAAGTCGATCAACACGGTCGCAAAGTTGGTAAAGGTAAAGCCGCAGTACGTGTATTACGTGCGGTGGATTGATAAAAACAAGGAGCCGTCAAAGATTGTAAAGGCGGTGAAAGAAACGAAGGCCGAATTAAAGGCGTTGCTCCCGCAGTCTGATCCCGTCAATCATCCCGCGCACTACAAGGCCGGTGGCGTTGAGACCATAGACTTCATCGAAGCGAAGGATCTGAACTACCGCTTGGGTAACGTCATCAAGTATGTGAGCCGCGCCGGTAAGAAGAACTCTGATCCTGTGCAGGATCTTGAGAAGGCCGCGTGGTATCTGAATCGTGAGATCGAAGCGAGGAAGTCTGCGTGAAACCCAAGAACGAGTTTGCCTTCCCGCAATTAGAAGGCGACCGTCTTAAATGGTGGGGGCATGGCATGACTTTGCGTGATTACATGGCTGGTTACAGTCTTAACGCATTGATTCAAGCGCATGGGATTGTCATGCGCCCCGAGGAAGCAGCACGAATTGCGTATACCTACGCAGACGCTATGTTAACTGAAAGAGAGGCTAAAAAATGAATTCACTACAAATTGGACGGTCAAGGTTCAGTCAGTTCTTTTGGGAAATTGTCGATGACAAGGTTTCAGAGTACCCGTATGAAGCGATAGAAAAGATTATCAAAG